AACTACATGATTGGTCCAATGATAACTTTCGCAATCGTCGTCATAACAATTCTACTGATAACGGGCAAGGTATGAAAAAGGCGGGTTCAACACCCGCTTTCTTCATATCCGTTCGACATAGTTGAGTAAAACCCACCCGTCAGTGGTTCGGCCCCATCCACGCCTTTCAGCATAGATATTTATCTGGGTGCCCTTCTCATACTTAGTGACAACATTTCCTACGATGGGAGCTTCACGACAATTCAGATTTGCCGTTGTCGTTCCTGAATACAACGGGTTTCTAGGAAGCTTTTCCTTACCGATGATTTTAAGAAAGTCATACCAGTTGGACAGGCATTCTTCGTTCCTCACCCACGGCTGCGGGCATTGCTTTCCGCTAATGCAGTGATGCATGATGACATGGTCGAGTGGAATATCGTATTCTTCCATGAGCTTCTTGGCGAGCAATGCGGTACGTTCGACAACCTTATCCGAAATACTCCAATCAGTATCAGTTACTTTGAGTGACTTGGTATTCTTCTTGTCAGAACACATCTCAATCGAGATACAGTTTGCATTACGAGCGGTCTTGTACAACGTTCCACCAAGCGATGTGGAAAATTTATTGTAAATCTTATCACCAACAGCCCAGCAATACTGGTTCCTGATGTCTGGATTGAACTGAACAACTTCATCTTGGTCCACGATAAAGTCGGCACTCGCCTTCGTATCCTGCTTCCCGAAATAAGTTGCAATACGCTTTGCGGTTCCGCCCTTGGAACTCGTGCCCGCAGTGTAATGAATAACAAGATATTCTATCGGGCGGTTCTTTTTAACAGTTACGTTGTACATACTATACCGCAGGACCACCAGCAGCGGCAGCTCCGCCTCCGCCACCACCATCGTAGCAACCAACGGCACAACCCTGCTTGTACGGAGAGTAGTTCATCCTGTTGGGAGCAGCGAATCCACATGCCATCGGCTGTGCGCTTGCGTTATAATTAAGGACTGGATAATTCTGCTTGATGTGGCCCTGTGCGGTCTTTATCATTTCCTGAATTTTCGGGTCAGTCTTAATCTTTTCCCTCTTCCATACAATCTTGCCAGGGAAGCATTCCTTCATTTCCTTCTTAGGGTCTCGGTTTGCGTTCGGGTTTGTTGAAAGGGTCATCGGGTGCTGTTGAGCGCCAACTTCGTTCGAGTGGGAACTGTTCGTAGCCATCGGCGTCTGAATAGCATCATGAATGTTATGGTTATCAGCCATCGGCAACATCAGGTTTCGTTCAAAGCCCTCGAAACACGCCTTGTGAAGACGCTTGATGGCTTCCAACTGGGCCTCGGAAAGGCCGAGCTTTCCGATAGATTCAAAAAACAGTTTCGTTTCCATACACATAGTTTATAAACTATTTGCATGAAGGTAAACGGATTCATCATACCCGTAAGGGGTAACTGCCGAGCTATGAACGAGGAGCGAAAGAACTTCTCGGTACTGACGCACGTTTCCGAACATCTGTGGAACGACAGGATTGGAGCCTATGTCGAACGGTCTGAAAAGGCCCAGATTAACAACCCAGTCATGTCCCGTGACAGGAACCTCGGGGTGAGGTTCCACTACCGCAGGCACAACGCATTCCTTGACCAAGAGCGTTATGACAGGATGTCATCGGACTTTGTAAAGCGTCAGGGTGTATTCATCAAGTATTACACCGTGACGATGGACGTGGACAGCAACTCATTGTTCCACGAGGACAACTTGCGTACTGTTGACAGGGAGTTCGACTTCCAAGTTCTAATCGGGTTCCAGCCGCAGAAGGAACTGTACGACAGGTACGGCATCCAGTTCGACGGAAAGATGGAACTGCAATTCCTGATGACCTACTTCCTCGAATGCAACTACCAGTCACTGAGAGAACATGGCATCAAGCCTATGTGCGCCCCGACAGAGCACAACCCCATCTGGTATCAGCGTGGTTATGAAGACTTCCGTTACTATGGTTATACCGCACAGCAGATTTTCCCCAAGGCTGGCGATATGCTCAAATTCGAGTTCAACAACATCTTGTATCAGGTGACCAAGATTTCCGACGAGCAGCCTGAATACGAGTACAAGCAAAGAAAGTATTGGTGGAAGGTTTTCGTGGATACGGCAGTGGATTCTGGACAGAAGGTATCGGACGACGTTTTGATGAAGCCCGAACAGGAGAACTTCATCAACAACCTCCTCGGAAAGACAACCTACGAGAAGGGAGAAATGGAATCGGGTGCGGATGCGGCAAAGCCGACAACACAAGCGGAATACCCGTTCGCTGTCAACGCAACTATCGACGAACTCAAAAAGGATGTCCTGTTCAGGCCTCCCGAAGTTCCAGAATGCGTGGACAATGTTACCGAGTCCCCGTCCTATCAACCTTGCGAGAAACTTCTTGGTGGTTGGTAACGCAAAAAGCTCCGTTCAAACGGAGCTTTCTTCTTATTTGTGGTATTCCCATTGGTATCTTACATTGGCATCTGGATTTTCTGCTTGAATCCGTTCCTTTTGGTGACACAGGCCAAGCTTTACCAATAGCCGTACGATTGGGTCGAAAATTCCATTGTCGATGACAATTTCCATCTTCGGTCGTTCAGGACATTTAATATTCATTTGCGACATTAGATATTCTCCTATTAGTACACGACAACGACTTTCTCTTCTCGACCGTCGTCATAATACTTAATGCCTTCAAATACCTCTTCAAACTCCATCTTGTTCATATCTACTACGGGCAAGTCCTGAGGCATCTTTTTCAGCTCTTCAGCCAAGTCTGCTACTGTCTTTATTGCCATGTATCACCCCAGTTTGAACAATTCGTCAGCACACGTCTTGTAGTACGCATCACGCATGATTTTCACCATGCTGGTTTCTTCAATTTGATGAGCCTGTTCAAGCTTTTTCAATTCATACAAGAAATTCTTTAAATTCTCCATCTTGTTAGGAATGTATCTTACCCATTCACTGTTCCTAAGATGAAGCCCACGAGTGTGACTTACTGTGGTGAAATCATTGAATTCAATCTTCGTACCGCATTCCTTGCAGTATTTTTCAGATTGATAGACAGCGTGACCGCATTTGGGACACACCGCACAAATCCACGGAGAACCATTCCGAACATAGACGTGAGCTTCCATTATTCCCTCGGTTTCTTTTTCTGTTTTACACTCACTGAAAACGACACGGTAATCTCGCCGTAATTATCAGGGTCAATACCCTTGCGGTCGCACTCCCGTATAAAGGCGGTTTCCATCCATTCCCATATATCGAGCAGGTCATGGCTACACACAAAATCATCTTTCATTCTCATCATTTCTCGGCATCCTCCATAAATTTATGAATAGCAGTCGAGAAAGCCATGCCAATGGCAAAGCCCAAGCTCAGGATTTTCAACCCGAGCATGAGGGCTTGTGCCTTAGCCTTGGTAGAGCGAAAGATGCCCTTTATGCTCATACTGCTTCCTTAGCCTGACCCTTACCTTTCACATAGAAGAACATCCAGTCACGGGCGTTGTTCTTGTCGGTAATAGGCAATTCCTTTGTACACACAGCGTTAGCCGCAGTCATACTTTCAACAATCATCGGCTTCAAGGTAGCCATCGCAGTATCCTTGTGGGAAATTTCACGGCCATGGAACTGTACCGCAATCTTGACGGGATGACCTGCTTCAATGAATTCTGCAGCCTTGTTCATCTTCGTCTTGAAATCGTTTTCGCCAATGTTCGGACCAAAGGTGATGGTCTTTTCTTCGGAACGGCGAGCGTTTTCACGGTTCTTCTTGTCCTGTTCCTTCTGAGCCTTCTTTTTCAGGTACTCTTCCTTCTTTTGGTCGCCAAGCTTGAATACGGCAGCCTTTTCGTTCACGACAACGACATCCAATCCTTGGTCTTGTGCCAGCTTTTCAGCCTGACCATAGGTCATTTGTTCGATTGAACCATCATCCTTCTTCAATCGGATGGTGGCATTACGGTCGAAAGTCTTCGTTTCGTTAAAATCACGGGCATCCTTGCGCTTGTAGCCGAAGTTGCCGTTATTGTAGGATTTGTACATTTAATTTCCTTGTTTTAATGTTTGGTCGGAGGCTGTTTACCCCAGACTACCAGAATATAGATTATTAAATCCCCCTTGTCAAGGGGGATTCTAAAATGTAAATGTAAAAGATATTTTACAATCAATCCTCGTAACCTGGATTTAGGTAGCCGTCTGCCGCTATCGCAACATACTTAGTAGAGCTACCTTCGGGGTCTGGCTCATTGTCTACAACTGGGCCATAGGAGATTGAGTCTAGCAAGATTACTGACGGGTAACCATCCATGTCACCAAGGTCCTTAATCCAATACTCCTTTTTCTCAGGGTCGTCATCATCGTCCGCAAGGATAAGCACACCATCGACAGGGTAGACACACTGAGGTTTCGTCGCATTGTACAAATCGACAAATTCCTGAACGGATATCGGCGTATTGTAGAACCTGAAATCATAAGACATAGGTATCTTAACTTTTGTCGTGTTCGATTTGATAGTCCAGCTTTCGTCGATTGTTCTCCATGTGAGAGCATTGCCGACAGCGACACGGATAGGATAGCGTTTCTTCTCGACCGTTTCAACCAATTCCCCATCCTCTACATGTCGGGTGACCACATCATAAGTAGGTACTTCATGACTCAGGCAAGCCTCATACGTTATATAATTTTCATCCTCTTTATCAACCGTTATAGTAAACGGTATCGGGCGTATTTGCCCCTTAGTTGAATAGGCATAATAGGTCTTGCCAACCGTGAGACGGCCACTTACAGGAACAACCAATTCATAATAATCCTTACTTTCATAGGTGGATTTATACGTCAACGGATAGTCGGCACTTCCGCTAAATACCCAAGAAGGGTCACTGATTTCAATGCCATACCCGACCATCTTGTGGCGATAAATCTCCACATAGTAGTCATCTTTGTTGAATCCAGCAGGTAGGGTAATGTCAGCGGTTGCAACACCATTTTCAATACGGGTTACTTTGGCCCGCATCTTGTCTTCCATCACATTTCCATTCGACACATTCAGCACGTCGCCTACCTGAACATCGTCAACATAATCGTTTACAGGCAAATTGAATGTAATCATACCAGACGCAATGTTAGCGCCAGTTATTGGAACCGCCCTGAAATAAGTGTTTTCACCATCATCGTAGGACACTGGCAAAAGTTCGAACCAGTCGGTCACATCGACCATTTCAACTGTCGCCGCACCAACTTGCTGTATGCGGTATGCAACATATTCTTTCGGGTTCTTAGACGTGCGGGCAACAAGAGCATACATAGTCCAGTAGTCAACACGGTCATCGTCCATTGTCGCCTGCCAGAACACCATACTGAATCCAGTGCCATCAGCGCTGTTGTACTTGCCATCTTCCCCCTTGGAGAATGCGGCGTACTCGTGGTCACAAATCGCACCCTCATTACAGTTCGGGTAGATAGCGTCTTGTATGCAGCTTCCTTGCTGAACAACATCTTCCAAGTCAAATCTGTATTGCTTGTCAAAGGACTCAACATTTTTTACGCACTCATCTATCAGCGGGTCGCCGCTGCTACCTGGCATCAATCCCTTGTCAACTTCGGTCTTCACCTGATAGTCAGTTATGCGGATTCGCTTGCCAGGAACAAGGGTTCCGTCCTTTTCACCGCACTTACCTACAACCTTCACTGTCCTTGTCGCCGTATTCAGAACGCAAGAACCATTGAGGTAGTAATACCAGATGTGGTAAACTCCGCACTTGCAGAAATCAATGTCGTTGTAGGTGACGATATCATTGGACATATCGACGCTATTGCCGCTATACGGGCCAGCTTCACCCAGATACTTCCATTCGCCACACATGATGCGATACAGGCCGTTCTGCCCGTCATCCTGATTCTGCAGGTTGACAATCATACCGCTTCTCAGATTGACTGTTCCAAGCCAGTAGTTGCCATACCTTCTTCCTACATTGGTATCTATTGTAGCAGACACCGTCTCTGTTACACGAGCACCAAGGTCAATAAACGTATCTTCGGTAACATCGCCGTAATACTCCCAGTCACCCTTCTTCACAATCCATAATCCGTTTTCGTTTACGGATTTTCCATCTTCGGATTCCTTGATGAACTGCGATGTAAGCCATACCAAGTCGTTTTCCTGCAACTTAATTCCGTTAAGAGTCAGCTCACCGTGCTTGTATTGGAGATACTCGTTGTATTTCACCTTGACTGAAAGGTATCTCATCGCACAGCATGACTCTGGGCTACGCAGCTTGACGTACATATCCTTGCCGTAGCTCTTTGCTGGCGTATTTGAATCACCTTGGTAGTCATCCGTGTTCAATTCGATTGGGGACGTATAAATGCAGTTCGCACCAGTCGTATACTTTCCATCATCTTTAGAACCGTCATAAACGTAACGTATGACAGGGAAATCAACACGGTATGCTGGTTGGTCTTCACCACAGCCCTTTCCGCTGATAACGATGTTGCTCTTTCCGCATACCTCACGCCCACGCTCGTCCACAGGGAACATTCCCTGCATCAGATTTATCTTGATTTGGTTGTTATCCAAGTCAAGTTCATACACAGGCACATTGGCCGTGCTGACACCATCGTATAGCTGCAACTCGGTACAGGCGGTACTTGAACCTTCTACGATAAAGTCGTTATGACACTGGTCGATAGGGAACTTCAGCAGGCCGATTTCTTCAATGTTCTGTCCGATTACGACACTTCCATCCATGAGCAATGTCGTAAACTGTTCCCCGTTAGGAGACTTCAAACCTATTACCGATTCAAGTGTCAACCGTACGGTTGAATCAAAGTCAACTTTCCAAACTTTGTACTCAACACCGTCAACCCTCACGTTGCCGACAACATCCTTTCCGAACGTACCGACAAGTACGCCATCCACATAGAATTTCGCCTTACCCTTGATGTTGCCCTTGCTCATGATATAGATGTGGGACAACGTGTCGAAGGTTCCGCTTACCATAGACTTGCCGACTTCGACATAATCATGGTATGAACCATTCGGTATGACCTTGGTCGTAAACTTCCTGTCATCAGTAGCATCCTTATCGACAGGCATTTCGAGGGTAAGCGTATTGTCGTTCTGGACATACTTAACCTTAATCGGGCCAGTTATCTTTGTTCCGTCTTTGTAAATGGCAGACTTGTCAATGACATAGTATATGTCGTTTCCGTATTCATCGACACCAACCTTGTATTTAAGGGTCAGCACATCACCTGGGCTGAACATGTCCTTGATTTTGTATCGGGAAGGTATCTTGATGCTCTGATAGAACATCTGGCAGAAACGGGTCTCGAACGAAGCGTGTTCCGCAACGGACTTTTCACCCTCGTTTTCGAAGAGCACATGGAAATATGCGAGCAAATCAGACAGGTCTACAGATGACGGGTCGAATCCCTTTTCGCATGATGTTTTGCCATTAGCGTCAAGTACGGGAAGCATATTGAAATCAAGGACGAGCTGCTTTCCAAATGTATTCGCTTCCGTCGCCGCATTCTTGACATGGCCTGGAATGACCGTGTATATAGGGAAGGTGCATGTTTCCTCATACTCGTTTACACGGACACGAAGGTTCAACTCGTTTACAACTGGGCATTCACATGTCTGGACATTGATAAGGGCACATCTGTTCAATGATAGGTTATATACAATAGGACCATCCTCATCGGCTAACACAACATCCAGAGGATTAAAAAGACCATCTTCATCCACAACTTCAAGGCTTGTAACAGCCTTATCCAGAACGAGTATGCGAGAAACAAACTGACCTGTATAGTTTCGGCCAAAGATAATAAACGGGGTTTCTATCTTAATTTTATCCTTTATTTCATCGCAAAACGCCATCGAGCTAAACCACTGATTCAATCATCAATAGTTTATACCCCGTCCAGCTCTGAGAAGGACAGGTCAGGCAGCGAAGTGGCCGACGGTTCGGGCTTCTTTCCGACATCCTCATACGCCTTATCGCAAGGATATAGCAGAATGTTCTTGTATATCTCCCACAGGAGGTCAGGAACCTCGGTAGTATGAGCTCGGGGAACACCTATCCAGCACCGTCCATCTTCAACAAGCCCATAATTAATCCACTGCTTGCACTTCAATTTGGCGAAAAGATTGTCCATCCTGAACTTATACATGGATTTATCGCCCTTGAATGTATGCCTTCCTTTACTGTACTCACTTTTGAAGGTCAAGCAAATCTGAACCCTTCCCCTATCCAGCACATTGATTATGATTCCTATGGTGAGGTCATGCAGCTTTTTCTCGGACTTCACGCTAATGACTTCCATTAAAGCCATGTTCTTCCACTCGTCAACGGACGCATAGCGTTCAAAACCAGATGCGGTGGTCTTCTTATTCCACCGTTCGAGGTGATACCCGCTGATGTCATTCAGAAGGTCTGGAAAGTTGTATTCTTCGGAAGTTCTCATAAAAGCAAATATAATCCATCTTTGCGTTTTTGGCAAGGCTTAACGAATATATAAACTAAATGAGAAGTCATAAAAGGATTCTTTATGGGTACACTAAAATCTTCTGAATACGCTTATCGCAGTGCTGGTGACAACTTCGACACACATCCAGACTATCGCCACGACATGTTCACGATGTGTCAGGAATATGCCAAGAACGTGAGCGACATTTCCAGCGGCAAGGCAAAGAAGTTCCTTGACCGTGCCTACAACCAGAACTACTGGCATACCGCAGACAGGCTTGCCGCAGAACAGGACAAGTTCCTTGAAGACGACATGGTAAACAACACCCCAGGTCGTGGTTACCGCAACTATCGCCGTATGGAATACGACATCCCGAAGGATGCCAGCAACATCGGCAAGTCCGCTCAGAAGGACCGTGAAGCCGCAGAGGAGCGCAAGATATGGGACAAGGACGAACTGCTTAGGGCACTAAGGCAGAACAGGTTCGCCATCTGCTCTACTGCATCGGCAACATCTGACAAGCCGATTACCCAGAAGGACTACAAGGACCAGATTAAGCTTTAGTTGTGGTGAATTGCCTCCTTATAGCCACAACAAAGGAGCCTCCCCATTTGGGGAGGCTTTCTTATTTAATTATGTAATTTATTACTTTGCTTTCTTGGCCGAACCAGTCTTCTTGGTTTCCTTTTTCGGCTTTTTCTCATCAAGTTTGAGAACATGCTTGTTGACAAATTCCTTGCTGAGGATAGGCTTTTCCTTCTCTGCCTTTTTCTTGCCTTTTTTCTTTGCCTTTTCTTCGGCAGCCTGAGCTTCGTATTTCTTGATTTCAGGGTCTTCAATCTTTTGCCTCGGAGCGTACTTCACCTTCCAAAGGCGCTCATGACAACAAATTTTCATTCCTTCAAGAAGTGCGATGATTGTTCTGTACAAGGACGGAACATTGCAGTCAAGCTCCTGTGCAGCATGGCCATCGCCATCGGAGTTGAGCTTCACGGCATCAATCTCGCTCATGACGTTACGGGAACTTGCAAGCAGGTCGCTAGCGACTTTGCTGAACCCTTCGCCTACGGACTGTTCAACCGCTTCAAGGAAGGCATACACCTTGCCATAGTCTTCCTGTGTCAGCTTATCGCTGAGTCTGGTCAGGGCACGGCCCAAGATGTCAAAGCTTCCGATTGAATATTCGTTTTCGGGGCCCTTTTTGCCACGACCGAATACTTGGTCGAGAAATTCCTTCTTTTCGTCGATGTTAACCTTGAGGTCAACTGCATGCAGGGTTAATGTATGTTTCATTGGGTATACCTATTTGTTAAACTACTGTTAAAATACATTTTTCAAAAGGTATTTTTATACCGAAACGTTTTATTTCCACCCTGATAAACTATAAACGAAAACCCGTGAGCCAATATGTTCGATTTCAGCAAGTATTACAAAAAGATGTCAGGAAAGACTGACGCCAAAATAGAGCTAAAAGATGTACCAATCAAGTCAGATTCGTCCGCATCCACCGATGACGGCGATACCACGCTGAACGAATATGTCACCCGCAACATCGACTACATCATCACGGGCATCGCCCTTGGTGATTACAGCCGTTATTATGGAACGACAAGGTATTTCGACGGAAGCAACGATGACAAGAAGAGCATGCTTGTCCAAAGTTGTTCTGTTATCGACGAGGACGGAAATGAAAGCGAAGACAGATACGCTTTCAGGGTCGGTTCATCTCTCGGTGATGCGGAATACGAAGTTCCCAGACCTGGCGGAACCTTGATATCCTCTGTTCAGGGTTTTGCACACTACGATGATGACGCTAGCGTAGACCAGAAAGTTCCTCTTGTTATGAGCGTCGTCCCAAAATACACCTTAATTGCAAACCCGCAACCAGTGGCGACAGACGAGGACGTGTATGCACACGCAATGGCCATGTTCGGTCTTCTTGGTAGCGGATGTGAAACCCTTAAATGGGCAACATCAGGCAAGTACAAGAAGAAAAATTGCGTACTGTCCTACTCCACGCTAGAACGCCGAATGAGCAAGGTCGCACGGGATGTTAGGGAAAACAAGTTCGAGGTAGAGGTATCTACATACTATGACCTCGTAGACCCGAACGCAGCACCTCCTCCGCAAGGACAGAACCCTGTTGACGTAACGGTTCCAAGCCCAGTCCTCCCGAGAACGATGACTGCATCAACCATAGTCAAGGGAGCTAATACGGCAGCATTCTGCACACGCATGCAGAACTACGGCTACATGATTGATTGCACTGGCGACAACAAGACCCCGTTCTTGCCATCTCTTCGTGATGCCTTCGAAGCATATTATCCAAAAGAAGAAGTTGCCGAAGATTTTGAAGACGCATTTGAGGACGTTCTTGAAGGAATCAAGAGTCTATGGGTATTGAAAAAGTCGTTGAAATCATCTACACGAAGCAAGATTAAGGCAGTATCTGCACAAGATTTCCGCAACGCAACCGCAGAAGAAATCAATTTCACAGCACCTGGCGAGACGTTCCTTATTGACATTGAATCATTGAAATGCAAGTATGAAGGAGACGGATGGAATAGATACGTCAGCATTGTATCACCATATTATGCGAATGGAACATACAAATTCCGAAGGTACTTGTTTAACCGAGTTGATACTTCGGTTGGAAAATATGTTTATGTTGACATGAGTGTTGATATTGGTAAAACTATTGGTAGCTTAAAAGACGCATACGGTGATTCTAACTTTGAACACGCTATGCTATCTTACACCGAATATTCCATGCAAGATTTCTACACGTTGTTGGTTGAAACCTATGACCAATCGGTACAGCCACGCCCGTCAGGTGTTACTAGGTGCGAATATCTTGCTAACATACTCAACCATGTTATAGTAGGAATGACAACCCCAGTGGAAAACGCCAAATACAGTTCGTTTAGCGTTCCACCAGTTATGACTGCCGTTGTGGTCAATGGACAGGTTGATGAAGCACAGACAGCAGCTATGATGGAAAGTTGGGTCAACTCTCATGCTGATATGAAAGTAAAAGTTGTAGACTGGTATAAAGGAGCCGACCTTGACGAAGATAAAGAGTGGTCTACATCAACTAAACGTTCAGATATGGTCCCATTGTTACAGCAAGATTCTTCAATCACTGCAACGAATTTGTCCTTGAAGTTAAAAATAGTAGATGATGTCGATGACATTGTAGATAAGTTTGATGCAGCAATCATCGCAATGGCATTTTTCCAACCAGCAGCTGCCGCCCTATTGAGGATAAAGTTAAACTCGTTGAAGCGTAGCGTTGATGAGTTCAATCGTGTAGTAAACAGGATAAAATACTTCGAGTATTATACCGCAGATTCAGTGTTTGAAAGCAAGGAAAGGATTCTAAGCGACTCCCAGTGCTATCGAGTAGAAAACGGAATTCCCATCACGGCAAAGTTCCCCGCAAGAATGCTGATTGCAACCCGCCTTTACAAAAAGGTAAAGAAAAGAAAGCGTTTCCTTTGTTTCTGGCGTACGATAACCAAGACAAAGTTCATCGGTGTCCGCTGGACGGAAATCAGGTTTATCAACGTCGGCCTGTACAGCAAGTACCCCAAAGACATGAGAATACCCGAAAGGATGATTCCATTCGAGTCAAGCTATACTTATGGTTCAACCGTCATCGTAACCAACGAGATTCCTAGCGACCTCGAAGCAGGCAAGAAGGTTACGCTGAAAGTTTCAGGGTACAATGATGAAGTCGCAGGTACGATAACTGATGCACATACCATAACTCTCGACAAGGCAGAAGGCATCCCTAAGACAGGTACGACACAATACTTCAAGGTCGGTCTCGACGATACGAAGAGTGGTGACGAGACCACCCAAGTGAACATTGAGTACAACCTTCCGTACTTCCCCTACGATGAGGAAATCCGTGGTTACGCATTTGGCTCTTACGGACCGTTCGACCAGTCGAGATACGCAATCAAGGACCGTAGCGGTAGCTTCGGTTCTGGAAAGGACGGATGGAAAATCTTCTTCGATACCAGCAAGGAGATTTCAAGCCTTAGAAAGGGTATAAATATATATCCTACCGTAGCACACCTCATCAGAATTCTTCGAGACGAGTTCGGTGAGAACAGGGTAGAGCTGGTGGAAACGACACGCTCTGTCGATGACCAGAGGGCAAGATGCCTTGGCGGAAGCGAGAGCGCTTTCCTCTCGTGGCATAACTATGGCCTAGCCGCCAAGATAATGATTTATGGCGACGACAACAAGACTCCTATCAAGGATGGCAGCGATGATATGATGAAGCTCATCGAGATTGCTCGCACTTTCACAGACGACTGTCTCAAAGGCAAGTATGGAGCGAGATTCAATGTTGTCTGGTGCGGTCGCCTGACTGTTGGTGCAGACCTGTTCGACTGGGAGTTCCTCCCAATCGGTGTCAATCACAAGGATGCCCCGAAGTTCAGGGACAGCTTGATTTCCCAGAGAGACCCGATAGTTGACTTCTCCTATGTTCCCGCAACGAAATATGCAAAGACTCCTTCTTCTGAACTATTAAAGGACAAGAACACACCGTGGTTCCCAAAGAATTCGGCTGTATACAATGAAGCAGACAGCTATGGTGGAGTAAAATACGTCAACCCCAAGTCCATCCGCAACTTCAAGTTCCCGAAGAACCTTCCTCTGATTAACCTGATTGAATACATCAGGATGATTCAGTTGAAGATGGATGCATACGGAACGAAGATGCCGAACAAGGGCGACATGTACGAATGGATTAACAAGAACAAGACTGCATATCAGCAACTTCTTGTGTATTTCGGAATGATGGGAAACCTTCAATCCTTCCGTGCATTGCTCGCAGGTGAATACATCACCAGATACAAGCCAGTCGTTTCAAGTTACTATTCTACCGACCCGATTGCATTTGTCAAGAATTTCCTTGGAGAAGAATACGAGAAAGTGCAAATCAGGGCACAGGATATGATTGATGCTTCCTACATAACGCTCGCAGACGGCAGGCTGCACATCCCGTGCGGTGACGGAAGACCAAATCTTCCTCTGTCTGTAGACAACATGTACGACCAGAAGCAAGTCACCAAGGATAACTACGAAAGGGGCCGCTGGGTTGATGGTCTATTCGTTCCTGCAACGAAGGAAGATGAATACGTTTCCCAGACTTCTGTAATCGGAGGTTACAACAACTTTGTTGCAGTCGGCGGTGACGCATACATCCTGCATTCGTTCATAGCAGACCAGATTAAACAGGAGTTCGATGCCATCGTCAAGATGTTCGAAGGATATAACGGTGAACTCATGTTCGACTCGTTCTACAACGGACCGTATGCAGACAAGTTCGAACAGCTTGAAAACGAATTTGGAATCATCGCAAAACAAGACCTAATCGACTTCGACCAGTTGAAGGGAATGCTTACCGTCGCCGACCTGAACGAGCAGACCAACGGAACGGCAATCACAACAAAGACTGGCGATGATGGAACCGAGTACAAGGATATCTACGAAAAGGTTATATCAAATGCAGAAGTCGCTGGAATGAAGCTCGCTTCACTCAGCTCTGCACACCTCGAAGTGAATCCTCCGAAAGCGGAAACTGTCACGATAGAAGATGTCTACAAGATTTTGAACAACGGAAATGCCCCTACGGCAAACGACATTGTCAACTTTAGAAGGAACAGGGATTAAGCCAATGCGTTGAAGTTGCCAGCGTTTTCCTTGGCCTTTCTACGTTCTTCCTTTTCGATAGCACGCATCTTCGCATTGACTTCCTGACGGTGCTTCACGTTAGCTTGGTGGATGCTACGTCTTACCTTACGGTTGTATTCAAGTTTTTTGGGCGTTACGTGACCGTTCTCAACGAAGTCCTCAGGGTTCATACCAAGGACTTCACCCACCATGATTTCTTCGTCAGACATTGTACATAGTGCGTTCTTTCTGGCGGTAGCGTTCACACGGGCCTCGTCCACTCGCTTCTTGATGTTGTCGAAGATTCCATACATCACATTGAAGTTCTTTTGCAAATACTGCACGAGCTTGGCACCATTCATCGGAGTCGTAGAAATAAGGCCTTCTGGGACAACCCTTCGGTCCATCCACAGCTTCTTCTTAACCTCGCACGGAACTATGACGAAAAGGCCATCTGCGGTTATTTTCACCAATGTGATATGCTCTGGGTTTGCCGCCCAGCAAATGCTTCTCTCCTCCATGTGACCGTTAGAGTCATACTTGATACTAACCGTCTCGTCGCAAGTGAAGATAACACCCCAGTAATAACCCTGTGTGTCCCTTGGTCTGACCGAAGCCAACTTCCTAGCGTAGACGTAACCGTTACGACGACCACCGACTTCCTCTGGCTTGGAGTTTGTCTCGATTTTCATAAATGAGTTCAAGTTAGGATTGCCATGATACACCTGTGTCTCGACAATGTTCCTAGCCTTCACCTCGGACTTCATCATATCTATGTACCAGATATTTGGCGGTTCTTCATGATAACCCGTCGTATGGTAGAAGATGTTTAGTGTACCGTTTACGAAATCTATCCATTTCTGGTCACTCGATGTCTGGAAGTCAAACTTTTTGAACCAGTCCTCATATTCTTTCTGCACAGCGGTTGGCAGGGATTCTACTGTAACGAAACCCTGTAACTTATCGGGAGAACGGTTATATTGAGGTGCAACATTCTTTATCCAATAGTCAAGAATGATATCCTTATGGTCCTTCCAGTTGATACCATCGTTCAAATAGTTGAATAAGCGGATGCCAGCAAGTTTCTTCGATTTCATAGATAAACCTTCTTTCACTAATAGTTTATACTTCCGCCCAATCGTGAACTGTATAAACTATATGTGAATTCAATAGGAATACAACAATGTACAGCAACGACGAACTTTCCATTTTTGAATCACAGGCTCAGTTCGAGGAGTTGAACCAGCAGTGCAAGGCCATTGCCAATCTCCCCCCAGAAGAGGAAGAAAACACCCCTGAGGATGAAGATACGATGGCACTCATCGTACAGGCAAGCCCGTACGACGACGCAACCGAACCCCTCTACAAGGCATACGGCATTTCGGGCAAGGAAATCAACGCCAAGAAAGGCCCTCTGTTTAGTTCGACTGACGACGGGAAGCTTTCAAAGGAAGAAAAGCTTGCCATCTGTGAAGCTGGTCTTGGTCTAAACACCATGAACACAATCCATGCAATGAAGAACATCAACGCCCTTGAATCCCTTGGTTTCGAGGCTCCGTACAATGTAGGCGATACAGTTCAGTTGAAAAACAAGGACATCCCTCACATCTTCATCATCGTTTCTAATGACGGTGACGGTTACGAGCTGGCAAAGCCGACGAACAACCGTGCTGAAATGCGTACCTGCGGCGATGGATGCTGGCCGAGAATGCACTGTTCTGGTGATGAAATTGACCAAAGAACAATGTTCGACCTCACGGGTATCGACCATATCCTGAGGCAGAACGAGAAACTCGACAGCGAAATGCGTGAAAAGCTCTGCCCGACACTGGTCCCAGAATATGACACTGGTCGTCTAGGAATGCACCAGCTCCACGAAGCACAGATATCTCGTGTTGACAGCCGTGGACAAAAGCTTGCAAAGCAGAACCGCAACGCCATCATGCACCAAGACATGAAGACCCTGCACGACAACCAGATAATGGATGACCAAGGTCACCTGAAACCGAACAACAAGGAACTGTTCAAGGGTATCGCCCAACGAATGGACGAAATCTTCGGTACTGGCTACAAGGACAAGTACGTGTATGACGGCGGTCCAGAAGTGCAGTGGTCCGACGAACCAATCAAGGCGTAAGCTTATTCAAAGGAGAGAGCATGACGTTGAAACCTAAAATCTACTACGATGCCAGTTGCCCTATTTGCAGCAGCTACATCCGAGTCATCAAAAAGAAAGTCAGCGAAAATGATGTTGACTACATTGATGCAGGCTCGGATGCAAAGGACTTCAAGTACACGGATTCTAACGGCTCGACATATACAGGAACAATGGCAATCGACCGCATGACAAAGGATTTCCCAGCAATTCTCGACTTCATGTGGGTTCTGCCACCATCGTTACGAACAAAAGGCTTGAAGGCCGTGTACAAAGCCAGCAGCGTCGTACGACGGACATTACCCAAAGTCAAGAAAGGTTGCAACTGCGGACATTAAACAAAAAACCCACTGAACATTCAGTGGGCTTTTTCATATAGGAGACTAATTATCCATTAGTTCCTTCATCCGTTTGTTCACCAATTTCGCCACCAGCTGGTTCAACTTGTTCGTCACTAGCAGGTGTAACCGTCCCATCGCCAACAGTAATTGGCTGTTCGCCGCTATCAGGCTTTTTCTTGACCGCAATAGTGCAAAGGCCATTCTTTACCGTCGCCGTTGCATGTGCTACATCGTAGGCGCACGGGAAAGCCCATGAGAACGTGAAGTTCGGCCTCTTGATGTAATCATAGTAGGTGACATAGTTTTCTGGGTCTGGCGGTGCTGCTGCCGTAACCTTAATCAAGTTACCCGATGCAGTAACCGTGACATTCTCGTTAGAGCAACCGACAACGGCAATCTCTATAATCAAGACTTCTTCATCATTGATGATAGCCTTCTTAAAGGCATAGGGGAAAATCGGGCGACCGAATCTCTTTGGGTCAAAGATGTCGAATACATTTTCAATCATACTGTTCAATACAGGAAGTGTTCCGTACATAGTTATTCTCCTGTCGGCGGTTTGCCGACCGTTGAGTGAATGAAGGTTCCAACAGTTTGTCGAAACCTCCGTACCGTCAGGAGTTTCCGTCAGGTACAATAGAAAAAGGGAGCCACTGCGGCCCCCTTCTTCCTATTCTAGTTTATATCTGTTAGAGTTCTTCTTCGTTGAACGATGCCGTGGTTTCCGACTGGTCTTCATACGACTTGATTCTCTGGTCGTTTGCAGCAACCGTTCCCACAAGGGCCGCATCGACCCCTTCGGCATTCAGGAACTCGACAATCTTCATGAGTCCACGCTGGATTTCTGCAGGTGTCTTCTTGGTGGAAACCGCAGTCAGGAGCTGTTTTACAGTCCTGATTTCGGTAGCCCTACGCCACACCCTCCATTCGTAGTCTGTCATGTCGCCACGTTCCGTAATCATGTAGCCCATGTTCGTATCTCGTAGGAGAGGAACTAGGACATACTTCGCATTGATTATTTCCGCTACGGTCTTCATAGTCACCTCCTAGATGCCAACGGCTACGCTCACACCCTTTTCGCTTGACAGGATGTTGATGGTAACATGCAACTGGCCGTTTTCCAACTTGGCCTTCACATTGTCCTCATCGACAGGCTTGGCGAACGGGAACGTGAACTTGAAGTGGTTCAACAAGTATGCAGGCACACTCGACTGTGCAGCCAGCACCTTGACTCTCTTGTTCTTCTTTCCAGCAGCAGGAGAATCTGAATGGAGCTTACGGACACCGCTAACTTCCAGACTGTTCTGCACGACCCTTACTTTAAGGTCGCTCTGAGGAACCCCAGGTAGGTCGATGTAGCATTCGTACACTTGGTCGCTCGTCACATACATTTCAGAGAACGGTGCTCCAAAGCCATCGCTCATCTGAGGAGGCTGCTGGACAGGCTGCATCTGCTGCATAGGCTGCATCTGCATCGGCTGCTGCGGGTAGTAATAGCCAGCTGGCGGAACCTGCGGCTGTGGCTGGTAATACTGCTGCGGCTGGTAATACTGCGGTTGTGGCGGTGGTGGCGGAGCGATAGGCTGTTGCGGTTGTTGCGGCAACGGCTGTGCCACCATCTGTGCAGGAGCAACACGCTGTACCTGATTCACAGGCGGCTGCTGATAGTTGTTATACTGTGTCACAGGGCCGTTCGGGCGTGGTGCTGGGCGTTGTGGCTGCTTGCGGTTGACCTGACCAGGGATTACTCCAAGAGCGTTCCTGTTGGCCATTTCCGCCATTTCCTGAACTTGCCTTGCAGCTTCGTTGTTTGACATTGTAGGTGCGCCATTCGGTACATCACCAACGGACTGACCTGACATAGCAAGGGTTGGTTCCTCTTCCATATTTTTGCCTCCATTAAATAATTTCTTGATAAAATTGAACATTACGAATTTACCGTCTCTTTAAGGAGACTATAAAATTCCTTGTTTTTGGCTATCTTCTCGTATGCCGCCTTCTTGATTTTCTGGAACTCCGTTTTCTTCATGTTGAGGTTTGCCGCAATATCGGCTGCGGGAAGGATAACATCGTCCTTCAATCCGAACGAATACCTCATTATGTAGAGTTCCTTCTTATCAAGGCTATTTTCCAGCATCTTCCACAGGGTAGCCTTCATGTTGTCGTGTTCGAGTTCTGCAATGCCGTCCGAGTTGACATCAGGCGCCTCGTTATGGAAGCCATCCTGTTCATCCTCAGTTGAAGCCCTGACCGACTGTTTCAGGTTGGTCATAACTTCCTTTGCATGGTCCTCTCTTTCAGTGTAATCCGTCTCGTTGAGGCGACGCTTCTTGGCGACATTTGCCTTCAATGCGATAGGAATCCTGATTAAATCATCGTCTGACACAAATGTGTTCAACGCACGGCGTACATACCACACGACAAACGAGATGAATTTCGTGCCCACATGGGGGTCGTACTTGTTAAAGGCTTCAATCAGGCCGATTTTCGCCTCGGAGAACAAGTCATCAATGGACTTGTTGCAAACCTTGGCCTTTTCACTGGCCATCTTGAATGCAAACTTCAGGTTAGCCAAGATAATCTTGTCGAAGATTTCCTTCTTTCGGGCTTCATCCGTGCTATTTGCATACTCGTCAAACAGACGGGCTTCCTCCTCCCGACTCATTTTAACCGATTTGTTAAGTTCTGCCTTTATGCATGGTGTAATCTTACAGTAATCCACAAAACAACCATTGTTTCGAGTATAATCTAATATATATTATTTGACAGCAATTCCCTCAAACTAATTTGAGGGAACCGCATTTTCTTCACTATTTACGCTCATTCGATACAGGATAGCCCAGCAATCGGAAGTCTTCCTCTGTTGCCAACCTTGCCAAGAAATGTTCGTTATCCATTCCATTAGCCGACTTGATGTTATCCAACAGCTTTACCTTGACTGGACCAGAGTTTTTGTCTGCGACAAACTTATCCTTTTCAGGTATATACTTCAACTTACGACATCTCAGCTCCTCGCATCCAATGTTGTTCAGACCGTCTCTTACTCTCTGGCTCATTCTCTTCTTGGGAACGATATTGCCTAGCACAAATGCGAACTGGTTAGAGTTCTCACGGGCAGGCAATGTAAGGATATACACCTTTTCAGGAGAATCTACTGAATTGGTATCTTCCTTAATTTTCCTAACAATACGGTTCAATCCACTTTCAAGAGACATGTCAAGGTCTTTGGATTGCATCGTAATTCCATTAAGTTCGTTTATCTTGGCTGCGATAGCGTCTTTCTTATTTAGGCCCTTTGTATTTCCAGAAACCGCCCTATGGACGATGCTAAGCAAATCTGGGTCGCCAGCTGAGTGCTTTGTAAGGAAGATATAACCCATCTTGTAGATACCATCCTTGCTGCAATCAACAACCTTTCTCTCAAACTCTCCTTTGCCATCATCACCAGTCCATTGCTTAGTGCGAGTAGATACAATAGCTTTACCGACACTATCCACGACAGGTGTTGTATATGCATACCTGTTACGTTCAGTTTGCACAACCATACCGCCATCTTTATCGAGATAGGCCGTTACGATGCTATCATATGTATCAACATCACTGATGTTATTCTTACTCGTATCAGTGTCCAAGAACAGGCTAACTTGACGTTTGTTGTTGTTACTAATAGTCCTCATCTGGTCAAGGGTCAGCTTAAACGGAGTCATCGTACCATCCTTGATGTAGCAAAGCTGCACGAAGTCCTCGCCGAACTTGTTTGCGGTGTTATATTTGTAACAGTCGCCATAACCGTTATCATCCAAGAACTTCAAATACTGCCTCAATGTAATTACACCAGAAAGATACGTCTTAAAATCAACATCCTGACCAGGGTTGGTTTTCTTCTTTCTGGCGATTGCACTATGGTCCAATATGACGTTAGGACACTTCAACATAACAATTCTGCCATATTTCGTAACAGCATTTCCAGCCTCGTCACGAGTTTCTTTGATTGCACCGACCAAGAATCCACCAATCGGGTCCCATATAGTCTTTTTCAACTCTGGTTTCGGTACAACGTCACCGTTTTCCTTCATTTCCATGAACACACTCGGGTCCATCAAGACAGAAGACGTGCTCTTCAAGAAATCGTCGATGAGGGTTTTCGAATCATATACACTCAGGTCTTTCAAGGCATCGCTAGTATCTCCTGCCTTAAACTGGTCATATCTTTCAAACGGCGTTTGACGTTTATCATCAGTACCAAATGAATTATGCGTACGATTCAATCTACGTGCAGTAGCATTCAAATCAGAGCAGTCACCAACCAATATAGTGGTTGGCTTGATATACCGACTCAGCAAACCAGATTCCCTTTCGTTTAGAGTATACGGCAAGCAGGTATTCATCCTCATGTTGCTACGGACATACGCCACGTCATCGCCTTCACTTGCGATTTCCGAACCCTGTATCTGGGCACCGCCTTCAATAAACACCCTACCAGTTAGTACAATATTTCCACTCTCACTGTCTGAGTCAGAGTTGCCTAGCACAGTGGGGTGATTGGTTCCGTGTTCGATTCGAATGAACTCAGGACTATTGCCGCCAGGATTTGTAGTAACCGCTGTCAAATCAGTGGACTTATATTCTGCCTCAACATGAGCGCCATAACCTACCGTTATGCCACTCAATTTACATGTTCTGATTTTGCACGGTCCATTGACAATAGCATTATTCAAGACAGTACCGCTACATACAATATTACCTGTACTAGAATTGAGAACAACATTGCCAACAAGATTCGTTGTCACGTCGCCTTGTAGCCATGTGCGATAACCATATTTTCCTTTTATAGGACTCTTTTTGTACTCACCACGATAGTTCGCATGTCCAGTTATGGTAATCTTTTTGTCACCAGCAAATTCAACATTGCTAGCATCATCAGTTCTCCAACCGTTGAACACTTTCACACCAGCATTGCTGACATTCAATTTACTGATGACAGAATGCACTATCTGTGCATATCCATTTTCAATACTTGAATCGGAAACAATAGAGTCCTCTATGACTACACCTCGAACACCGTCAACCGTCTCTGCTATCGCCCTGTTATTCGGCAAAACCTGTGTTGCGCCGTTGTTTCCAACAGCGATGTAGGTATTCGTAACCTCCGTCTTACTAGGACTTGCTACACCCGCTACATCACTTTTCAGTGAACCAATGCTTACATATCCAGTGCTTTTGGATATGTCTACCTGACTCAGTAAACACTCGAATATGTTAAAATCGCCTACTTTTTCCAAATTACAACCATTTGTAATAGTAGCGAATCCATATATGGTGGGTTTCGGTCCAGTAAGACCATCTTTACCGACAATCCTAGTTATAGAATCACCTGGCTTGCAGCACGAGTCGTCAAATACAGCAACCAGCCTAGGAATCAGCCTACCCTTTCCATCACGCAGCATAACCAGCGGGTGGTATTCATAACCGCCACTTACCGTTCCGTCTGCGGCATTCATCTCACCACCAATCGTCAGGGTATTTTTACCAGCGATATAGTTGTAGAACTTTCCGTCAGCACGGGCACCATACGCAGCTTTAAGCTTCTTAATAGTATCATCAGTCAGAACATATTTGTCCTTATCACCGTCAAACTTCCATTCGATGTTTTCAACCCAGCCATTTTCATCGTGGCCATACACATTCGAACCAGTCCTATCGGACTGACCAAATTCAGTAAACTGCTTGTACTCTTTGGAAATGATGTTGTTCAAGTTTCCAACATCATAACGCTTTACCTGATTCTCAATAGACGGGTCGTTGACGCTCTTGATATACTTATCATAGTTAGCGTCATCCATATACACATATTTGGGGTCACTTTCAATGCCCTCGATTGGGCCAACCTTTGGAACTTGGTAAATGGTGCTAGAAACGACTTTCCTCGACCCTGGTTCCAACAACAGCTTGAACATATCCTGAGTCTGGGCCCACTCAGCCAGCTTCGATGTGCTAATCGTAGCCGTCTTCTTGGAGCCAAAGTGTGGACGTGCTTCACGCAGGTCCTTATCACTGATACCAGACATGGAGGCATCCCTAGTAACATCATAGATAAAGCCAGTGTTCTCATCCATGTAATACTGGTCGTTAGCATCCGTCCATTCCTTCAACACTACCTTATAAAGGCTTTCGACTGGCAAACCATATAACTGGCTCAACTCATTCTTCTTCGCTTCATTCGTCTGGGTAAGACCAGACGTTATGTCACGGTCGTCAATAGAAGTAGAAAGAACTGTCGCCGACGGGTTAACCTCGACCTTACATTGAAGTCCAATGTTCGGAGCTTCCTCACCAGTACGGTGAACAGCATTGCCAAGAACCAAACGCTTGATGTCAATGAACGGAATGTCTTTCAAGTCACCTATGCCAGGATAGCCATTTTCTTCATAGTATGTAAGTATCCTATTGTATACATCATTGCTCATGACCACAGGGTTTGTTGCCGTCGCATGTCCATACTTCGGCACACCTTCTTCGCCTTCTGCGGTAATCTCGTACGGAACTGTACCAGCACGGAAGTACGTCGGCTTTCCATTCGGGGTCGGAATCATGAACTCAACATTGTCAAAACCGTTATTGAAGTTCAAGCCAAAATCAGAAAACCTCGGCTCAGTCTTTACCCACTTCAACGCCATGCTCCATGCACTGTCGAACGGAATCTTAGCCTTGGTCATCAGGTCGCTAGGATTGTATTCCTTCTTTGTCTCAACAGGGGTTTCTGGTTTCGGTTCATCGCCAAACTTCTCTTCAACTTCACCCACTTCAAAATCATCGGCAGGCAGTTCTTCACCACCGCCGAGGTCATCAAGAAAGTCGTCTATGCCTTCAAACAGGACGCCATTGATGTCCTTAACCGCCTCCAAAGCAGTCTTGTTCAAACCCAACCGTCCCAAATAGCTCTCAAAAACCTGTTTCTTGCTAAACATGATAGCCTACATTAGGTTAATTTTCATGTATAGTTTATAACGTATAAAGGCATCATGCACACGCATGATGCCAAACACACGGCTCAATTGACACTACAACTAGGTATTCTCTTCCATTGTAAATATCAGGTCTTCGTCAGACGCATATTCGATGGCATCAGCCGCATCAAGCATGTCGATATACTTCTGCTTGCGTTCCTCGGTAAGGAACGGGTCTGTGTCAAGAGCCTGAAATACGGTCTTCGCCTCACGGAATGAGCCCGTCAACACAAGAGTGTACGCCTGTGCCAGTTTTGCCGCAATCTCCAATGGAGTAATTCCACTGAATTTTGTCAGACGGCATTCTTCCTTGAACAACGCAATCATCTCATTGCCAATATCTATGTTGTATATGACTTCACCGATTGTTCCATCAATCGCATTGATACGGTTGATATTCGTGTTCAATTCATCCACATACCTATCGTAAGGAACCGCCCTTCCAATAAAGTCCAACACCTCGTGTTCAGAATAGTTTTCTGGGGTCAACGGATTCTGTACAGCGGTTTTCGACCAGTATTCCCTGTTGTTGTAAATACATACCCCATCGACATGGGTAATGGTTGATATATACCTCATACCAAACTCCTGAAATAAGATGTAATCATTGATATCCTCATGCGCCTGTTCCAACATAAGGTCTAGCACCTGTTTGTTAGTCGCACGGAATTTAACCTTTTCGGTTGATTTATTCATCGCATAAATCATTGCTAAACCTCTCGATTATTGACCTTCAAATAAAATTTCTTGTTAGACGAATCTAACAACGTATTTTTAAATTCGAGCGTCGCTTGCGATACTGCTGAAATTTTGCTGAAAGCTGCGTTTTTCACATCGCCAGTGCTATCAGAGGCGACATCGCCAAAGGCAACTGATGATGCCATATTGTTTGTCGTAACATTATTATTATTCGAATCCTTGTAGCGTTCGAATATATTGCCCAAAGATGTTGCTACTTCCCATACAGGAGTACTGCTGGATGACGTATTTATCACGATAGCTTCCTTTGTAATCGGATTTCCACCCGAGTCCAACCAGCCATCAGCTGCGGTGGTTGCACCCTTGTAGTATATCCCTAGCCAACCTATTCCGCTGGTAGGTTCCTGAGTTATCGGTGTTAATGAAGTAATATGATTATTACTATTGTTAACAGCTTTATATACATTCTCTCGCTGGAAATATCCAGAATAGTCTCCCCCGATGTCATTATAATCCATGTACGCAAATAGTTTACCTGGGGTATTTCCTATTAGCATATAAAGTTTAGCCATCTTTTGGGCATAACTCAGGCCATTAAAAAAATTGGCATCAACAAAACCTAAAAATCCAATTAAAGATACATTCGCTATATACAATACGTCGTCGTTAAACCCAGAACTTTGATAACCACCTTTCCAGTAGAATATGTTATTCAAATCAACTACGGATAGCGATTCGCCACTGGTAAGCTTTCCCATGTAAACATTGGATGCCGATTGGTAGTTTGCCGTCCTTTTATAGAACTTACTTGAATTGTCATTTGCTTCTTTATCAAACATCACGTCATTGGCACGCATGGTAAAGAACTTTGTATATAGATTGTTCTGCCGTTCAGGGTTGGATTCTTCGGATGAATTATCAACTTCCCCTACATACAAAGCTACGCTTGGGTCAGTCGAGCTAACTGGGTATGAACTTGTTCTACCACTAACCGCATCATAATTGAAGGTAGAAGAGTAAAACGCTTTACCCGACTCATACTTCATTGCAGTATCCCAGTCCATGGTGGAAAGTTCTCCCATATATTCATATAGACCGCAGTCGGATACTAACGTGTCTATGTTTCCATCCAAGCATATCTTTTTATAATTACCCACCTCACCTTGATAATACGCAAAATAATCAGGAGTTGAATCCGTCGTAGCCCACTGACCGTGTTTCCAGCAGATATAATAAGTATGCCCCTCATAAAATTTCAAATTTGAAAACGTATGAGTCCTTAGATAACCTTGACAGCCATATATCTCTGTTGCGTTTGAGCCCTGTGTCGTAGATTTGGCTACGCAATGATTGTCCTCCATTATCCACATAACGCCATCATTGGTAGTTCTATCAAGAAACACGCTTATGCTTGACACATTTTCAGTTAGCTTTGCTTCATATTCAATACATACCCACCGCTCATCGCCCATGATTAAGTTAAAAACTTTCTCCCAGACAAGAACATTGCCATAATACACCGCATCAACAGGGATATTACCATAGAATATCCCATCAGTATTATGTCGGTTGAATGCTATAAGTCCATTTATCGCCATCATCCAACTCCCGTTGTCACACTAATTTGATGACACTGTACCCGTACTGAGAACAAAGTGAAGGATTCCATCGTCAACCGATGGAGTCCATCCAGCGTCCTCAACCCGTGCCTCAATATAGTAGAACGTGCCGTTTTCAGCCCGTTGATGGTAATTGCTTGCGAGAGTAAATTCTGTACCCGTTGCACCTGTTGCGCCTGTGGCACCCGTTGCACCAGTTGCACCCGTGGGGCCTGTGGCTCCCGTAGGACCTGTTGCACCCGTTGGGCCAGTTGCACCTGTTGGGCCTGTGGCTCCCGTAGGACCTGTTGCACCCGTAGGACCTGTTGCACCTGTTGGGCCAGTAGCTCCTGTTGGTCCAGTAGCTCCTGTTGGGCCAGTTGCTCCTGTCGGGCCTGTCGCACCCGTGGGGCCTGTGGCTCCCGTAGGACCTGTTGCACCCGTAGGACCTGTTGCACCTGTTGGGCCAGTAGCTCCCGTTGGGCCAGTAGCTCCTGTTGGTCCAGTAGAACCCGTAGGACCTGTTGCACCCGTAGGACCTGTGGCTCCCGTTGAGCCTGTGGCACCTGTTGGGCCAGTTGCACCTGTTGGGCCAGTTGCTCCCGTAGGACCTGTTGCACCCGTAGGACCTGTTGCACCCGTAGGACCTGTGGCTCCCGTTGGGCCAGTTGCACCCGTAGGACCTGTTGCACCCGTTGGGCCTGTTGCTCCCGTAGGACCTGTGGCACCTGTTGGGCCTGTGGCTCCCGTAGGACCCGTTGCACCTGTTGGGCCAGTTGCTCCCGTAGGACCTGTTGCACCCGTAGGACCTGTGGCTCCCGTTGGGCCTGTGGCTCCCGTTGGGCCTGTGGCTCCCGTTGGGCCTGTTACACCATCTTTACCATCATTGCCTGTTGCGCCTGTCGGGCCAGTTGCACCCTTAGGACCTTGAATACCCTGCGGACCACGTTCACCCTGCGGGGCACTAAATTCAACCCAGTTGGCTCTGTCGTTATACGGATGCTCGGTAGATGTAAACCCAACAGCAGATTGGCAAATCCACATAGAGGTATCTGTGGAGCCTGTCGCTTTGACATCAAACACGTAATCATTCGGTGAATAAAAAGTGTTAGACTCCCAGTCTCCCTTATTATTCAAACCAGTACCTGCTGGTCCTACTGGACCTTGCTCACCTGTGGCACCCTTAGGACCAGTTGCACCTGTGGCACCACGCTCGCCTTTGTCACCAGTATCACCCTTAGGGCCAGTAGCGCCTGTCGGGCCTGTGGCTCCCGTTGGACCCGTGGCACCTGTTGGACCAGTTGCACCTGTCGGTCCCGTTGCACCCGTTGGGCCTGTTGCTCCCGTAGGACCTGTTGCTCCCGTTGGACCCGTGGCACCTGTTGGACCTGTTGTACCCGTGGGACCTGTCGCACCCGTAGGACCTGTTGCACCTGTCGGGCCTGTTGCACCTGTCGGGCCTGTTGCACCTGTCGGGCCAGTAGAACCCGTAGGGCCAGTAGCTCCCGTTGGACCAGTTGAACCCGTAGCGCCAGTTGCTCCTGTGGGTCCCGTAGAACCTGTCGGGCCTGTTGCTCCCGTGGGTCCTGTTGCTCCCGTTGGGCCTGTTGAACCTGTCGGTCCCGTTGCACCCTTATCACCAGTTGCACCTGTTGGGCCCGTTGCACCAACCTTTCCGTCAGCGCCAGTTTCACCCTTAGGACCCGTTGCACCTGTTTCGCCTCGTTCACCTTGCGGGCCTTGAATACCCTGCGGACCTGTCGGGCCAACAGAACCAGTTTCGCCTTTATCACCAGTACCACCCTTAGGGCCAACTTCACCTTGGATGCCCTGCGGGCCTGTTGCACCAGCTGGACCAGTAGCACCCGTAGCACCATCTTTACCGTCAGCACCTGTCGCACCCGTAGCACCTTTCTCTCCACGAGCGGCTTCACGCAATGCATCCAAACTAAATGCAACGGTTTGACGGCCAGAGCCGTCTTGTTTCTTCATTGTCGCAAGAAAAAATGCATCATCTACGGTGCCAGTGTAACTTCCTGTATATAGTGGCAATCCAATTATCTTCTTTCCCTTAAACATGATACAACCAGCAAAACTTTTTACAAATAGTTTATAATCCAGCACCCATTTTCGGCTAAAACAAAAGGCGGCCTAAACGGTCGCCTTATAGTTTCTTTGTCTGTTGACTTCACTACGTCAACGTGTTCAATTTGCCGATGTAGTTTCGAAGACCCGCAGCAAGCTTTGTCAGAAGCGGCTGGAACTTCGGAACTTGGTCCTGACTTCCCTGAGGGAACCAAGCGGCAGGGTCGGAAACAATCTGTGCCAACTGTTCCATAGAATTAAGAACAGCGGTTAGTTTCTGTCGGTCGTTCATTCCACTTTTGGCGGGTTGTCTGACCGATTCCATCTTTTGGCCCATCGCATACAGGTTTCCTTCAACGTCAGCGTGTTCTGTACCGTTAATCAGGTCGAGGGCGTTGTTTAACTCTTCGAGTCGTCCATCCGCATCAATCTGGTTACAGTAATCCCTTGTAGCGGCATCGGTATCGTCGCCATACGGCGTTTCCACGATTCTCTGACCGCCAGGGAGCTTGCTCGGCCTTCCCTGTTGTCCCTGAGCATACCCAGGCTGTGCATAGCCCTGTCCTTCAAACTGAGGCGGGCGCTGCTGGTACGCACCTGGCGGCATAATGCCAGGGTTCACCATCGGCTGTTGATAACCCTGCTGGGGATAACCCTGCTGCGGATAGTATTGCGGCTGCTGAGGATATCCCTGCGGCTGTGCATATTGGGGTTGCTGAGGCTGTTGCGGCTGTCCAAAGTATTCGTTATTGTTCATATTCTACCTAGTAGGTGATATCATCTTTTAAAGTATATTTTTCTATTCCCTGTTGACATACAGGTTGATGTCATAATCGACCGAATCGATTCTGAATGTCTTCACGTACTTGAAGTGGACTTGTCTCATCAGGTTGTTCGTAGTGTAGTCATCGGCAGGGCATACCAAGAACGTTGCAATCTTCTGTTCCAACAAATGGTTGACAAGTTCCTGTCCAATAGGGTACTCGTTCATTTCAGAAGATACGACGAAATACTCGATTTCAAGCCTGTTGTCCAGATTGTACGCACTATGGAGAGAATACGCCTCTGCTGGGACAATGTTCATGTAGTTTTCCTTTGTCGGGTCAGACAGCGTAAGTACACCGACAGGAATATCCTCGTATGTGATGTACTCCACCATGTCCGCATTCTTGATTTGTTCCACCGTATCTGGCTTAGATACAATACGCTTCAAGTTGCGGAAGTCATCACTGTACTTTCCGTCAATCAGCTTTCCCAGCTCATTCAACATGTTGTCGTCAATCTGACTCGGATTCTTGATATACAGCTTGAATTTATCATCAAACGGGCCACTGTTCGTCTGTCCGTCAATTTCAAATCCGTCGATTACCCCGCCATCATCTTCAGGCTGGTATTCCTGTATAATCGATTCACCGCTTATAGCTTCAAACAACTCGTGTTCAGGAACGTCATTGAAATCCATGTCAACCCCCTAAATCGCATCGCCCGCTACCATTGACGGGTCTTCCTCTACTTGTTCACCTTCCCCAGCAACCTCACCAGTATCATCACCAGCAACTTCGCCGTCAGGCACTACGTCAACCTCTGGGCCAGGTTGCTCTGGCGTCGGCTGGATAGAGTTAATCATGTCAAGCGATTGGTTAGTCATGTCAGAATCCCCATTGACAGACCCAGCATCAACAGGTTCGTTCATTGCAATACCCATTCCACTGATGTCGTCAGGCTCTGGATTCATACTGTTGGCCCAATCAGCAGCCGTATCCCAGTCGTTAATTGCATCAACACTGAACGGATTTGCACCTGGGGCCTGCTCGGTAGTCGTCGGCTTGTCCTCTGGGATATCCACTTCAGGATGCTTCAAATCGACCGTCACCTTTTTAGTGGCATCCTTCACAACGTCGTACGGAGTCTTTGAGTTTACGTACGCAGCTGGATTCATCATCCTCTTTTGCTGCTCTTCACGGATTTGTGCATCAAGCTTTGCCGCAACGGTTCCCTGACTTTCGCCAGTTTGCGCAGCCAAGGTTCCCGCAATCGGCGTCCCGCTTCTAAGAGGATTGACCGAGAAATCAAGGGTATCTTCATTCATAGCATCTACCTCTTATACAGGGGAAGCATTCTCATCAACAGGGGCAGCGGCTTCACCACCAAGATTCGGCAGCTCTTCGCTCGTGTTTTCGCTAATCTTGTCAACTTCTCCGATTTGATTGATGTCAGGTTCACCACCGAATGCAGCACCAGAGTCATCTGCTGGCATTCCTTCCATGCCAGACATGTCGCCTGTGACATCACCGCCAACGGCACCCATGTCACCACCAAAGCCAGCACCACCAGCGGCACCCATGTCACCGCCAAAGCCAGCACCGCCCATAGCACCGCCCATGTCGCCTCCAAAGCCAGCACCACCCATAGCACCGCCCATGTCACCGCCAAAACCAGCACCGCCCATGTCGCCGCCCATAGCATCGGCTGCGCCATTAGCCGCTTCCGTTCCATCAGAAGGAAGGTCAACATTATCCAAGCCGTCTTTAGTTTCAGTACCCTGAAGACCGATACCCTTACGCTTATATAGCTCCTTCATTGTCGGATTACTCAAAATCCATGCCTCGAAATCCATAGCGGAATTCACGTCGTTGCTGTTGAGGAAATGCTCGAATTCGTTCATCTCCTTTCCAGACACCATTCCATCAAAAGCCTTATACTGTTCTTGGAATTTAGCAATCAGCGTGTCAGCACTCCAATCCTTGGCAATGCCTCTCGTTCCATCACGCACCTGCTTTGCAGTTAGATATTCTCCTGCCGAAGATTCTCTGGACTGTTCAGCAATAGTATCGGCAACGATTGTTGCAAGCTTTTTCAATGTTCCTGTCTCTGGGTCCGTATTGAGTATGCCTCGGCAAGCGTCTGCGAAATTTACGTCGTCCTCGGGATTGTCTATATCACCGCCAAGGGCAGCAGCTCCGCCTGCGGCTCCACCAGCACCACCGCCCATGTCGCCACCGCCCATTGCACCAGCGACATCAGCAGCATCCGCACTAAAATCGGCTTCACCAAATCCGCCTGCATCACCACCGCCCATATCAGATTCCATGATGGCATTGGTCATTTTCAGAAGACCACGCATATCGGCGGACATGATTGGCTGATATCCAAATTCATCGGTAGAATAGATATCATCTTCCTCGGCCATTTCCTCAGCTTCCTTGATTGCGGTGTCGCAACAACTGATGATGGTACGACCAAATCCGTTGATATAATGTTCGGAATCCAGAGAAAGTTCAAACATCTTTTCAGCAACGTCATCAACGTTGTATCTAATCGTAATGTTTCCATTATCGTTAGGATAAAGCATGTCAACAATTACTGAATGATTCCTTCTCGTAATTTTAAACTTTGCATGGGCAGCATCGCAAACAACATTACCAAGGTCAAGACGGAATAGAGACTGACCGACAGCCTGTGTCGCAGCCTCGGTCAAAGCCTTCTTCAAAATCGTCTGTATCGTGGTATATGGATGCGGGTTGCAATCCTTATTTATCTTCTTGGCGAGCTCACCCCAGTTAGTGCCTTTCTCGCCACGGACGTGCTTGCCCTGAATAGATGCCACAAGATTCCTCACCGTCTCGATGGACACAGTCTTTGCTGGCTTGACTGGGCCACTTTCCGTGTGGACATAACCAAAAGTGCTGTTGTTATTCATACCTATGAACTCCGACATATAGTCTAATCATTCATAGTTTATAATATCGGGGCATCCTTCAACTTGGCCAGACGGTGCTGCCAACGTAAAACAAAATTGATTTGGTCTTCTTCCCAGTCATCGCCACCGACATAATCCATGTAGTCTATGCAGGTTACAACATTCGTGTCCATTACGCACACCCTCTGGCGGCACTCATGGCAGAACATCGAAAGTTCAGCGGCAATGTGGTCATCCCCGATTACATAGCCATTCAGTATGCGGACACGGAGAATGTCAGGTATCATGCTAGCCCTGATAGCGAATACGGGGCCTCCTAGAATGTTCACATCGGTAAGCTGTCCGAACCCGAGTTCACCTATGATTTTTCTGGTGCTGTTATCCTTAACGGACAACCCTTCATAACATCCATAGGAATCGTGGCTGTCATGCCAGTTGAACGAGCTAGGAACCGTTTTCCAGCCATATACGCCAACCATACCAACATCAGTAGGAAGCCTGTCAAGTTTTTCCTTCCAGAAAATGTCAGATATGCAGGTAGAGCTGTCCATGTAAATGAACCAGTCTGGCGGACAACTGAATGTTTCCTCCTCCATTTTGAACATTCCCGAGAACAACGCCTTGACACTCAGGGAAACCCTGTTCGCACTGTTCTTCCTCGTAAAGAAGTGGTTCGGATGGTACACATAGTCGTATGTCTTGTAGCCGCCATCGAACCTCTTGTACATATCCACATTGCCCCTCTTGTATATGCAACGGAACACCTGTGGCGATGTCAACGACTTGACAACATCGTTAGTTGTAACGGCAGGATTCTTGACGGGGGTCAAGCCGAGGATTCCTCTCATCTTGTTGTCGTGTTCTATTTCCTTCTGCTTAATCTTTTTCAGGAGGCGTTTCTTTTCATCATGAACAAGGCGAGGTTCGTTAATCTTCGTGTCAAGCGCAAGGGTAACGTCATCGTCCGTAACCTCGTGGTACTGGTACGGGCTTTTCTTCCTACTTTCGACACACTTCTTGTGCATCATGATAATGGAGAACTTGCCCTTCTTGTAACGCAGGGCATTTTCCTCCTTGTCAATCTTCAGTTTCTTCCTGATAAATTCACGGGTGATGTCAATGAAGTTTCCACCCTTGATTAAAGCCTCGATATCGACATAGTTGATACCAATCATCACTTCCTTAATCTTGCTGTCATGATAGGTAGACCAAGTCATTATCTTTCCAGAAGCCAGTTTTACATGGACCTTTTCGCTATCCTTTGCATAAGTGTCAATCCACTTATCATTGACACCGTATCTGTTCTTGATGTGCCTCCTAGTGATGAACTCTCTCCCGAGTCCATACAGGTTTCCGCAATCCCTTTCGTAAATGTACCTATCAAGGTCTTCCACGAGGAACATTGCAAAGCCTTTTCCTGAACGGCTGAGCTTTGAACCGTTTGCCTTTCGTACAGGGCGTATCAGCTTCCGTTCGTATCTAGCACGTAGCCATTCCTTCTTGTTAGCCCCGACGTATATCCTAGCCATGTCACTAGAAATGATGTCCTTCAACGGGTTGTAAATAGAGGTGTCACCCTTGTGTGAAGCAATGAATTTCCTTATGTCGTCAGATGAGTACCTGTCAGTAACATAACCATCCACCGTCTTCATCTTCCTTGGCTTGTACACAGCAAAGAACTCATTTGACTTGGCAGTGTTGCCGATAACGTCAACGACATCCTCAAACGAAATCGTTGCGTTAGCCTTCGCCAACATATCAAGGAAACGGTTATGGCGGTTATACACATCCAAGTCCTTCTTGTAATAAACGATATGCTTCTCGCCATCGGTTGAAACCTGTTCCTTGAACGGAATATCCTGTGCAATCGACTCGAACTTTTCCTGAGACACCCCAAGGTATTCTGCAGCTTCCATTCGTCCAAACGTGGAAAACGGAAGGTCTTTCCTCCTGAACTCGATAGACAGGAGCTTGCACCGTTCCACCACCTCTGGTTCACGATACAGACGGTCGCCGTTGCTGTCGAGAATGTAGAACAGGTTGTGCAGGATATCCCTGTCATATACCCATTCCACGGTACGGTTCAGGTTGCGGCAGATGTATTTCAGGCTGATATACTTTACGTTGTCCTTCAACACACGGTCCGCCTCGGAAAGCTCATACAGACCGTACTCCACATTGGATTGGAGCAACTGTTTCGTATCAGTCGGAATCTCGTACTTTATTTCGTCATAGTTAACCTTTCCGGAGGATTCCTCCTTCAAGAAATCCATGCTTGCAATCTCCTCGTCGTTGACAACGGGGGAGATGTCATAATCGGATGCAAGAGCAAGCGTGTCTTGCGGTAGTTTCCAAAGCTCGTCGTGTATCGGTTTCATCTTGATATAAAATACAATATTTGAATGGGGGTCCCCCGTGAGATAGGAACCCCCATTCGTTTGGTGTACAGTGGAAACTGGTTAGATGAACACGTTCATTCCTGCGTTCAGTGCCTGCCTGACATCATCATCGGCAACACCGCCTTCCAGCGAAGTGGGCTGGGACAGCATTTCCTTGGTCACATCAGGGCTGTTATACACCTTGTTCTTAGATAGTCCCTGCCCAAGGGCTTCAAATGCAGCATTCTTGCTGCCGAAGCCTACGGAGGCCAGTTTGGGTGCGGGGCGTACCTTTTTGCCGACAGCGGCGTTTCCACCAGCGGGATATCTTACCTCGTTCACTTTGAGGTTGTTCTTGCGATAGTTGTCCAGACCGTTCTCGGCGATATCGTCGTTCATCAGGCTGTCCGCTATCTCGTTAAGTTCATTCATATCAACTTGGTTCGGGGCCTTGATTTCTCCGATACCGCTAAATTCTCTGCTCGTAATAGAGTTGGAATCAATACCGTTGATATAGTTAAATATGTCTTCTCGTTTCAGGTCGTCAAGGGAAATGTCCCTATTCGGGTCGGTGAAGTATTCGACTGCCCTTTGCTGAATCTCTGGACGATAACCGTTGGTTTCACGGAGAACCTTGTCGGTAATCTTGGCGTACATAAGCTGCTTCATAGCACGCTTGTACTCAACCACCTTTTCTTGGAGTTCCGTCTTCAGCTGGGCAACCGTTTTCTTGGCTTCCCTTTCCTGCGTAGTTTCTATCTGGCATTCTTCAAGGACATTTACAATCTTTTGCAAAGCCTCGAAGAGCTTGCCCTTGACGGCGTTCTCGCCCATGCTGTCCACTTTCTTCTGAACAGCAGGTTTAACCAACGCATCCCATTGCCCAGATACGGCCTCGACCAAGGACTTGAACTGGCGGTCGCCCCTAGCCTCGTAGTCAGCTATCGCCTTATTGCAATTCGATTCAATCTTTGTTACAATATCAGGGGCGATACTACCTAGTTCTTCTTGTGTTAAAAAATCTGACAGTTGCATATATCTCACCTTGTACGCAAATAGTTAAGCAGTGCATCCTTGTTATAAACGTGAAACCTGTCAGTGCGGAAATCCATGTTACGATTAAGTACAATTTCCTTGCCGTAACGCTCAATGCACTCGGTAAGAATCTTGTGGGACTTTCTCTTTCCAGCGTCGCTTTCAAAGTGGCTCGTGATAAGCGCCTTGTTGTCGAAGCTCGGGTTTCCAACAACGTCAACAGTAATCAAAGTATAATCAGGGTCGATTTCTTCATAACCAGTGGGAAGCTTGATTGTGTCACCAGCACCACGCAAAGAGTAACCTGGGGTGTAGCCAGCCTTGATTAGACCAGCAAGGTTTCTACCAGCGTCAGTATCTTCGGCGACAACCATGCGGCAATAAAGATTCTTTCCCTCCATACGGAGTTCTTCGATAACAGCACAAGTCTTCCACAGATTCATTTCAAAAATTGGGTAATCCTTCGGGTTTCCCTCAATGTCTACACGAGGGTGGTTCAACTCCGCTGCGAGTCGTCCAAGGCGAATCTTCGTCCTGTTCAGCTTTTCAACTTCCCTTGCGATGATTGCCCTAGGATATGAACGACCATTAATACCTGGCTCGTCACAAACAATAGCTGTGCCTTCCAGAATGAGTCTTTTCACCTTATTACCAAACACGTCGGTGCGTTCCGCAACAGTCACCTTGCTGTCGTCAAAATTCGGAACGCCAATAATTTCCCGTACCTTTCCCATGACGCTTCCCCTACTCACGCCTTCTTGGGTGAGTTAATACTTTCCATGACTATCTTGGTTTTCTCTTTCGTACAGATGCTATACGCAGATTCCATATAGGCATTGACGAGCTTCTCCACATTGGTGGAGTCGCCATTAAGCAGATAGCTTATCAGCGAGCGAGCGTCATTGTCTTTAAGTCCTGGTATTGGCATCACCGAAACCCACAATAATCATTACATTCGTATATAGTTTATAACGGAGAACGTCTGGCCACCATCTCGTGATGCTGGCCTCATATACTAAAATACGTTTTTTCGACTAAATTCCGTTATTGTTCTGTGAGATATCTTCTTCGGGAACTGGATTTTCTGCAGGTTGTTCCATCGGAGTTTCTGTCGGGGTTTCCTCAACAGGTTCTTCCTCGACTGGATTTGGCGTCACCGCTGGTACTTTATACTGCTTTGCAGCCTTGATAATACTCATCCAGTTCGTCATCACAGCATTGAACGCAGCAAGAAGATGCTTGCATACCCTATTCTTGTGATGTGGGTCCCTTACATTAGGCGGGATGTCCTCACCGCCAGACGGTACACCTTCAACCGACTCATATCCAGCCAGATAGCTGTCGTAAACGTGTTTAAGATTGTACTTCATGCCAGACCAGTTGAAGTCTGGGCATGTACAGAACACCTTCACATCACATGAACGCAACAAGCCAATCTTTGCGGCAGGAGTCATAGGACCCTGTGCCATGCTGAACAAAGTTCCTTTCTTGGGTATGAACTCGATATAGACATCATAGTTCTTGCCCTCGGTTGCCGAAGGTACGACAAAGTGGACAACAGCCTGACCGCTATCCTTGTTCATAGTCAGGTCGTTAAAATGGAAAGTGAGCGTCTTGCTCCTGTATTTACGGAGATTGTCGGCAGGCCCCGAAAGGTCCTTCATGGTCGCCTCGAAGCATGCGTCATAAAGACGAGAAACGCTATTGTACTGGCGCCTGTTTAGACCAAGATTGCCTACCGCTTCCAAAAAGATTTTCTTCTCGTTCATACATTCCACCTAGCTAAAAAGCACTTCCGCATCATGGTTCTCCATGATGAAAATTCCATCCATGCCAGCCTTCTTCACATGGATTGCAACAAGGTCTACATCAAGTCGCACCAAGTTTCCAAAGAAATTGTTGTTGCGGGCTATCTTGTACACCTCATTGTTTCCGCCAGTGAACTGGTCAGCCAAAACATACGTGTAAGGATATCCGCCATGAGCAAGGATGTCCTCACGGAATGCAGTTATTGCTGCATCAGATACTGCACTCGGGTCAATAGAACCGCCCGATATCGTTTTCAACTGGGCCTTGAACATTCCTTGTCCACCAACACCATAAGGAAGGTTTCCAGAAAATGCGCCGCAAGCAATGTATTCATCAGCATTTTCCAACGGATTGATGATATCGTAGAACTGCTTCAAATACTTCTTCGATACGGCAGCACTCCTCTCGGGCTTAACAGGATTATACACCCTTACGTTTGCAAAGTGGTCGTTGACTGCGTTAGAAACAATCGGGTTTCTCTCGTAAGCACTTGCTGGATTCGTTGCAATAACAAGCGTATTTCTTGACACAGGAGTTTCCTCGCCATCCAACGCCATCTTGATTAACTTCAAGATATTCTTGATTAGCATCGGGTTGCTGGCAAATGAAGTCACCTTGCGAATACCCTTTTCGATAGAAGATATAAGGCCAAGACCTTCTCCGCCAACCTGAGTTTCCTTAGTCCTGTCGCCTACAAGGAACTTCGACATCAAGCTTCCATTCTTGATTTCCTTTATCAGCTGGCGTTCCGCCTTATCTGCGTTTACCTCAACCAGTTTAAGGCGTTTCTCCAACAGCTTGTCCATAGCGCCGAGCTTGCCCTTTGAATTCTTGGATTTCTTGGCCTTGGTATACTTCGATGTGTATTTCATCGCAATCGCCTTGAATATCGGATGGCGAATGTTGATAAACGGGATTCCGAACACTTCCGTATAAGGCTTGTTTATCTCGACGTGCGACTTGCTCAGGCCATATCCTGCTGGAATGTAAGCCCGAGTTGCAATATTCATTCCATGGTCGATACTTATCGTATCCTTAGCCTTGGCTGCGGTGTCGTCAGCCGTGTCGTGCCTATCAATAGGTTTCTGCGGGTTCATCAGCTCTTCGCAATAATGCTCGATTGCATTTGTCTGCGAAGCACGATAACCACGGCTCACCATACTGTCCACAACACGCTCAACATCCTCGTTGTCATAACTATTGTGATACTTTGCCGCAAGTTCATCCATCTTCTCGATGACAGCAGCATACAGGGCGGCAGCTTCTCCTTGGGAGTACGATTCCATGTTGAGGTTGATATCTTGCAGGTCAACACCAACCGTGCTTGCTCCGCATAACGTCCTCAGCATCTTGTAGAATGCCTCATAGTCGCCTTCTTCAACAACATGAAGCATTTCAGGATTGTCAGCCAATATTCTCTTGTATGCAACTAGATACTTGTCTTCTACATCACTAAGGTTCGGTCCGTATATCAGGCATGCAACAGCCACCGCCAGTTTAATCAACTCATCAACGCTGTCGTCAACGCTGTTTCCAACCTTCAATTCTCCAGACTGTCCTGTACTGCCCAAATACTGGATGATAAACCCATTTTCAACCATGACTCTCGCCTTGGTGTAGCCAAAGCCCTGAATAACAAATACACCACCATCAGAACTCTTATCGTACAGTTCCTTGCAATAAAAGATGATATCTATGGCTTCAAATGTTTTATCGGTATTCCTTTTTATGTACGAGATAATCTCAGACACAATGATAGCCAAGGCCCGCTGGCTTCCAGCAACCACGATAGCCTTTACGAACTGAATAAAGGAATCGCAAGCCTCACTACATAGCGTTGAATCATACTTCTTTTGAATAGTTTTCATTGCAGCAGGGTCTACCGCATTTAGAAACTCAACAACCTCGGAAGGCTTTACACCACTATCCTTCATTGACTGTGTCAATATCTTAGCAAGAGGAATGTCGGTAGATGGCTCTTTTTCCTTGGCCTGTGCCCTTTCAGGCTTAGTATCTTCATTAACCTTAGGGCGTTCCTTCCTATGAGGATTAGCATTCCGCAACGACAGTTCCCCGTTGCCGCCACCCCCTTGTTTCTGTGAAGCCGACCCTTCATTTGATGTCTTCGGGGTTTCCTCAACTTTCTGTTCAGAGTTGGGATTCCCTCCCGCTGACAATGCAGCTGCACTTTGTTCTTCCTGTTGTTTAACAGCTTGTTCTGCCTGTTGTTCAGCACTTTGTTCTTCCTTTGGCTTCACTTTTGGTTCTGGCAATCTTTCTTCAACTTCACTAACAGTAGGGTCAACATCATCGTCATCGTCATTAGAATCAAGCCCAAAGATAAAACCTACATCTTCATCCTTAGGCTCTTCGCTACTGAAGTGTTCCAACACCGCCGCTTCCTCTGCGTCGCTCATTTCATCAATCGCAAC